ATACTGGTGTAATAAATAAAGAATGAAGATTAATCAGAGTTGTCCTTTTGTAATCTCCATATAACTTGCAGTAATATGCACTTGATTGGCTGCGTTAGCTTGAACTTTCATAACATCACTTTCTTGTAAAACTAATGGTTGTTCTAATAATTCTGTTGTCGTGTTTGTAGCAATACTTTTAGCTTTAAATAATTCAAATGTAGCTGACGATCTAAGAACTTCTACATCTAATAACGTTGTGCTACCTGAGTCATTACAAACTAAAATAGATTTTACTAATGCTGTAGTAGGGGGCACGGAAGGAGAAGCACCAGGATTAGCTGTTGGCACGGTAATTAAAGTTGTCAAGTCTGTCGTGGTGACATCCAACATTGCGCTTTTAAATACATTAGCCAAAGAAAAAAGCCTCCGCCTCTGATTCTGATTTTAATTCGTTTTGATAGTTTGTGTTAAGCAAAAGAATAATTTGATCTAACAAATTTATCATTTGGTCAAACTGAGAAGCACTATACTCTGATGTTGCGTTTGGTAATCTTGTTATTGTAATTTTAGCCATTATCTTCTTCCATCCGGTCTAAGTTGTATTTTTGTTGATCCAAGTCTCCAAGCTGTGTCATTAACTGTGTTAGTTTCATATTTAATTTTAACTGCTCTACCTCTACCTCTTACATCAATCTTTTCTGTTGTATTAGAAATAGTTCCTGTTGTGGTCACATTAGATGCAGATTGTGGATATTGTTCAAGTGTTAAAGTGGCTGTCATATTGTTAGTAAGATTATCAAAGTCTGGAACCAATCTACTAACTGACATAAGTTCATCACCATCGGCAATCTCAACAGAACCTGTCGTTAAGAAAGCAGGTAAAGCTGTTCCATCTGCTTGGTTATTACCTGTTTCATGTTCATAGATATAAGAGGCTCCTGCGGTCAAACCTAATATAGTAGATACATTTGCTGTTACACTTGTGCTATATTCTGTGGCTATTGGCAATTCATATACATAAGCACCAAGCCAAGTTGTTCTAGATAAACTTATTGTGTACCAAGTATTTTCTAAATAATTGTAAACAACGCCTCTATCTATTTGTGTGGCATTTGATGAAGGGTAGTACCAAATAATTTCGTTAAACGCCGTGTTTAACCCAACGGCAATATCATTTTTGTTTGTATAACTAAGATCATCAAATACATAATCTTGCACAGAACAAGGCATTTTTTTAACAACACCATCATACAAATAAAAGGAATCATCCGACATCCAATACGCTTTTCCGTTTACTTCTATTGCTGCATGCTGTGCTATTAACCCACAGTTAGCACCAAGTTGTCTCATTCCAAAAGTAAATGGAGTACCAACAAATTGAATACCATGTAAAGATGTATCGGTCCAAACAAGTATTTGACCCGCAGATTTTACAGCACCCATTATTCTAGAACCGTCAGAAATACGAAGGGAACCTGCTTCATTAGTGGATACAGGAGTATAATCAGTAGCATCTTCTCTATCAGAAAATCTAAAAAACAAATCATCTTGAGTTCCAGTATTTCCAATTGTTGTTTCTGTTCCAAAAATTAATAAATGTCTGGTATCTGTAGAAACTAAACTAAATCTAGAAGCTGTTGGTGCATTGGATAAAGCTGTTGCTCTAGATCCTAATCCACCTGATGTGTCCCAAATAAAAGTACCACCATTTAAAGCAGTAGCAATTAAATCTTCTCCAAAGTTATCTAAAGACCATTGACGTGCTGATAATACAAGATCTGAACTTGACCTAGCAGTATTCCAAGTGCTTAAATTCCATGTTAGAGTTCCCCAACCATATCCGTAAGTAGAAGTAGCAGGTCCTGTACTTATTTGATAATTAGCATTTCCTGTTCCCCCACCTCCTGAAGTTGATCCAGAAGCTGTGCTAGTATGAGTAACTTTATATGTACTAGCATCTACATACGTTGTAACTTCAAACTCTTGATTCATATCTAAACCATCAATAGCTGAAAAAGAATCAAAGGTTACAAAATCACCTTCAGCAGCGCCATGAGCTGCATCTGTAACAGTTACTGTAGTAGTGCCATTTGTTGTAAAAGGATTGGTTAAAGAAGCTGTTTCTCTAATAGGAGTAATATCGGTAAAACCACCACCTGTAAAAAGGTATAATTTTCTATCTGTTCCTAAAGCTAGATATCTGGTTCCATCTAAGCCAAGCCAAGAATGTGTATCACGGACCACGCCCACAATAGTTTTATTAGGACTAGGTAAGTATGCCCAACCACTCCATCTCTCAGGTTTTCCGTAGTGAAAACGTACAAAATCAGAGTCAACATATTTACGTTGGTCCCCTGCTGAGTAAGCGGTGTCTTGCTTGTCAATGCCTGGTTGAAACTTTAAATCTACTAATTTCATGTTAGAGCATACTAAATTATTTATTGTTTTGTGGCAAGAATTGAGTGCCTACATTACCCTTGAATGAATAATTACCATAATGAGTAATACCACTCGTTATGTCAGCATAAACTTTACCACCTATTTTCTGCCATAAACGACAAAAAGCGTAATCTTCTGACAAATATCTATTTGTATCAGGATCTATCATTGTATCAAAAAACGCATAATTCCAATGAGATGTGTCATGGTAATTAAAAGTTTTATCATGTGGAGCACCAATGTGTTGGTCTGGTGTAAACTTTAAATTAGGATAAGCTAAAGCCATTTTTTTAAATACGTTTCTTTTTATTAACATAAAACCTGTGGCTCCGTCTAATACCTCTATAAATCCTTTTTTCACTTCAATTTTTTTAGGATTAACTACATTTAAATTATATTGCAATGACGCTGCATGAAGTTCGTCTTCTGATATGTCTGGTTTCTCTTTTGCTTTTCTTTTTACTTTAGTCCAATCAATAGTTTTACGAGGGTAAACACCAGTTACTACATCTTCATCTAAATCTATCATTCTAATTACGGAAATTGGATCAAAAGATATGTCGGCATCTATGAACAAAAGATGAGTATATTGCTCGTCATCCATAAACAATTGCACCAATGTATTTCTAGCTCTTGTAATCAAAGACTCATTACCAATTGTCCCAAACTGTAATTCAATTTTATTTAAGGCTGCAACTGCGGTAAGTTGCATGCAGCTTTTAAAATAATCTGCTGTTATCATTCCACCATAACAAGGAGTTCCTATAAATATTTTATTCATAACTTTTTTTTATTGCACCTACTAATATTTTTTTGTTTATACTTTCTTTTCCGCTGTGATTTAGCCTAGAATCAAATATTACTAATAATCCTTTTTTTGGAGTTATTGTTGTGTGAGAAAAAACAGTATCTCCAACAGCATCGTTTAAATATAATATAAAACTGTATTCTTCAGAGTTAAAATGATTGTGAATTGTTTGAAAACCTCCATTGAAATATTCAATATAATGAACATGAAATATATCTTGATATAAACATTGATTATCTAACATTTCTTTTATTAAGTTGTTATCAAATATATTTAAAATATTAGAACTTTGAAATCCTTTTTCAGTATCAGTACCATGAGAAACATCTTCAAAATTAAATTTATGTTTATTTACCGTTTCTGTAATCTTATCTACAACTTCACTTTTAATTGTTGTTTTATAAAATAACATTTTCTTTATAAAATATGTTTAATGTAGATCTATTAGAGCTATCACCGAAAGATTGTAAATCTGAATGTGGTATTTTCATGCCATTAAAAAACAAAGCTCTATTTTCTACGAAACCTATGTGAGAGGATAATTGATTATTATGCATAAACCCAGTGCCATTATTAAGAAGGGGTTTTCCTTTAACAAATAAAAGAAAGTTTGCAACATTTCCTTTGTCATCATCTATATGAAACAAAGGCTCATCTTTATTCTGTCTATAATGAGCACTCACGGATATCGGCTCAAGATTCCTGTGCGGAAAAAAATATTGTTTAATTAACTTTAACAATGGATCATTGTGAAAACTTTTAGGAAAGGTGTGTCTCTGACCATACACTTGACCTTGTGGATTATCTACTTGAGTGTAGTTTAAATTCATAAGAGTATCTTGTAAGGATTTTAATGTAGCCTCATCTAAAAAATCATCAACATACATTACAAATTTTGTATTTTTATTATGGTGCATAAATATTAAAAGCTAAAGAAATTCGTTTTTTATCTGAGTCAATAACTCTATGAAAAACATTACCCTCAAAAAATAATAAATCTCCTTTTTTAGGAGTAATTAATGTTTTACTACTACTAGGAAAAGTAGCAAATTCTATGTCTGAATTTTGTTCGGATATGTATAAAACTCCTGCAACAAAAGCAGGACTATGTTCATGAAATTCTTGATACCCCCATTTATCAATTATGTTTATCCAAGATTCGTTTATTAAAAATGGAATACTTCTTTTTTGAACTGCTTCAAAGTAAATGGCTAATTGTTCGTGTATGGCTTCTCTAACATTTTTAAACTCAATAACATCATGTAATATATTATGACATAAATTATGAGATGTTGCAGAATTACAATTCCATTTTCTACTTTTAAATTTGTCCCCATGTTCTTTTACATATTGATTAATTATATTTAATAATTCAACGTTAACACTTGTCTTTATAACACTTAATTTTTTAAGAATTATTTCTTCCATAACTTACCTCTAAATATTGTATTTTCTTTATCCATCCTTTTGGTATGGCAATAGCGCCACCACCTGACACTTCATCTTTGTCTTTGCTATAAGATCTCATAATAACTATTCTTTCATTATTATTAGTAACCATCCATCCTACTTCATGACACACGGCTAACGGAGCATCTATTACTTCTTTTATATCTAGCCAACCTGTTTCTGTATCACGAGCATCTAACCACGTTACACGAACCATTGGAACTTTGTTAATGTCAATCATTAATAGGTTCTTTTTTCTTTAAATGTAAATTAAAAGACACTGATCTTCTTTCTTCGTTTTGTGTTCTAAATGGATAAACACCATGTGATAACCAGGAAGGAAAAAGATAAATTGCTCCGACTTCAGGAGTTGCTTGATGCTTGTGTCCACTAAAAGTTGCAGCTTGACCACAATGCCAAATTATATCCCCTACACAAGGATAATGATCTTCTCTTGCGTACTCTTTTTTTAAACTAGGGGGCACACGTAAATAAATTACACCTGATAATTCTCCTTGATGAATATGAAGAGGATTAAAGTCTCCTGACCATTGGCTCACGGCCCACATAGATTCAATAACCATTGAACCTACAAATGCAGGCGATATAGTATCTATAGCTGGAGGTATAGATATGTATTGTTTAACAATTTGACCTATAGCATCTATTAAAGGTTTAAATTTTTTACCACCTAAATCTTCAGTAGGATAACGAACTTCTTGTTTAACATTACCCGCTAAATTCATTGAATGATCATATTCTTTTGATAATTTTTCATCATCAAACAACTCTGTTGCTCTGTCATCAAGTATTTTAATTAATTGATTTGGTAATTTACCTTGTAATATTGTAGGACCAAAAGGTCTAATAGCATGAAAATCTACTTTTGTTGACATTCGTTTCCTTTCTCTTCATAAATATCTATTGTCATATAGCAATTATTTGCCTATAAATATACATTTAAATAGGCTTATAATCAAGGGCAGCCTCCTTGCGTTTTTCAATCACATAAATTGCAATAGGAGATTATGCTAAAAAAAATACGTAAAATGGTGGCGAAAGCGCTACCTGGAGATTCTGAAAAATATTTGGGTACTGTACTCGCATTAGCGACGGGTAATCCAATGTATGCAGGTATAGGTGCATTAGCGGATCCAGATGCAGGATTTGGAGAAATAGCACAAGCAGCTTTTTTAGCAAATATGAGTCCAGGTATAAAGCTTGGTGGTCTTGATTTAACAGCAGCAAACAAACCATTTTTTGGTGATAGTAAATTTGCAAAAGCCCTTACTGGTGCTGGTAAGACTGGAGCAGGTGGTTTTGCAGAATTCTTTTTAGGTAAAAAAGGTGCTGGTGATGCTGCGGGAACATCAGGTTTATTTGGTGAAGGCGGTTCATTTATACCAACGGAGGGCACAGGTAAGTTTAAAGACGGAAAAGAAATAATGAAAATAGACACTTCAAAATTATTAGCTAAATTAGGAACATCAAGCGCTACTGCAGGTGCAGCATTAGCTCCATTTGGATTATTTAAAACACCTGAACAAGAAGAATTAGATCCTACATTTCCTGGATCAGATTATAGAGCTAAATCTTTGAATTTAACACCAGGGCAATTATTAGATTTACAATTAGGTGGTGGTATAGTTGGTCCTTATTACAACTATCAGGGTAATTTAATTCAAAACGTAGCTAGGGGTGGATTTATGCAAGAACCAACTAATGGATTAAAAGATATTGAAAAAACAATGATGATGGCTCAAGGTGGCACAACAGAGTTTCCTCGTAAAACTGGCGAAAT